TTCGTAAAACTTCTACTGTTGTTAATCCTAATGCCATAATCACTAAAGTATAATCTCTCCTTTTTAATTTTCTATCTTGTTGTGATTGTAAATTTCCAATATGTGAATTGTATTCTGCTTCCATAGCAGATAGTCTTATACATAAATCATTTATCCTTGCTTCTATCTTGTCTAGCTTCTCGAATATACGTGCTTCGACATCCATACAAAAATGTATGGAATTAGCATAAATAGAAGTAAAAAAAAATAAAGTAAAGTTCTATGCGTTTACACTAGAAACAATTACGTATGTGTTTGGATCAAGGATATCTACACCAATTCTATGAGTCCATACAATATCCCAGTATTGTCCTGCGACATTCTTTTGGAACTCAATTTCCATCTTTCTTTGTGAGGCTAATCCCCATGCTTTACCTTTAACACATACAAGGTTTCTTGATGCGTTATTGGCTGAAAGAAGTTCATTAGTGACGATTATGTCAATACCATACAGTCTCTCCATTTGTCCGAGTCTGGTAACACCTGCATTTCCGATTTGGGTATATTCGGATAAAGATGTTGAAGAAATTAATGCTTCAAAAGCTCTTGGGCTGATGAAAGCGACCAAGTTACCAGGGCTGGTATCTTGACCTAATTCTTCAAGGTATCTTTTACTAAATGTTAGACCATCTTCGTCTAATTCCCCATCAGCATCTTCTTCGGTTGTATTTGATGTTGCTGCACCATCAGATCCCCCAATATGGTAAGGAGCTGTGGTTATACCACCAAAGTCGTGATCGGTTGCACCTAAGTCTTGGAGAATTAGTTTATGCTCATCTCTGATTGCTTCTAGTCTTGCAGTTTCTCTAATTGCGTTAAGGAAACTTGCAGGATAGTCCTCAAGATTTGCTTTTTCTACTACTTGTCTCCAACCTCGTATGCTACACGTTACGTCGATTGCTGTTAAGGTGTGAGTAACTGCTGTGATGTCAGTAGTTGGGCTTTCAGTAATTGCTCCTGCATCTGGTACTGTGATTCTGTAGAATCTTGCAGTATTTTGTCCTGTTGTAACAGCTTGGAATTGACCATACTGTCTAATAGGAATTGCAGTTTTGCTACCTAACTGAATTGAAATGTTTGATGCTTGTTTTACACCTGGAATAGTTCCTGATGTAGAAACGGCTTCTTGAACCTCTCCATTACCTGTTTGTTTTTGGTATGAATGAGTTTCAATCCATCCTTCTTTTTCAAGGACCAATTTGTTATAGCCAGTTTCAAAGAGTTTATCCATGAAAGCTGTTGCTTGGTCGTCAGTAAATGCTTCTTCAACATAACTTGCGTTGGTTGATTCTGCAACTTCTGATTTAGGATTCCAGTTCCCTTTAACAGTTTCAATAACTGCTTTGAGTGTGTCTGAATTGGATTTTTCAATTCTTTCGGCAACTTTATCAGAAACATCTTCTGTAGCTGGTTTGTCAACGCATTTACCGTCAACCAAATCCTTTCCATCAGGACATTTGTCGTCAACTACTTCAGTTTTTGCTTCTGGTTTACCTACTTCTACTTCACCATCTGTTTCAATGGTTACTTTGACTTTTTCCTCTACTTTCTTTTCAGAAATTTCGGTTGTCATGTTTTGATTGATGGGAGTTTCTTTATTGGAAGTATTATCAACATTATCTGTCTGTTCTGGTGTAGGTTGTACTTGTGTTGGTGGTTGTATTAGTCTAAGAAATGCTACTTCTAATGTTCCTAGTAATTCTCCTGACTTTCTATCTATCTCATCTGATTCTAAATCAGGATTCTTTGCTTTAACACTATCTGATATTTCCTGTCTTAATCTGATAGGATCAATGAATCCACCAAATGAAGTAGGTACTTCTTGTTCATTTAAAATTTTAATATATTGTGCGTTATGTGTCTCTACAACGTGTAAAGTAGATTCTGGTATTCCAGGTGTTCTAACGACTGATAATTCTAATATTTCATCTAATACAGGTGCATTAAGACATTTGACTTTCATTTCATCACATAGATGTCTTTGTTCTAATACTGATGCTCCTATTGATACTTGATATTGTTCATTACTTAGTATCTGTTGCCATTCTGAATCAAATACAGTTGCTTCATATTTCACTTGACTTTTCTCTTCATCAAATGAGAATGTAACTTGGCCTATATGGGTGTCTTTATCATGTTCTACTCTTAGTGGTACTGTTTTACCATCAAATTTCTTTAATTCCTCAACGTCATAATATACACCATTACGTGATTGTCTAGGCATTAATGCAATACCAGATATACGTTCTGCCATGAGTAATTTCAGTTGAAAGCGATATAGAGAAGTAATTATATAATTTGTTTTATTTTATCAATTAATACAATGTAATCTTTCTTACCTTTGATTGTGATTGACTCTGTTATATTATTTAATTTAGATCCTATTATCATAGCCTTTGATTTCACATTTCTTGATCCTGTACCTTTTATGGTTCCTTCTATGATTGTACTGACTACTCCTTTATATGATATTAATTGTGATGTACTTTCAAATGCACTTGCCCTTACAACTATCTGTTCTTTATCTAGTGGAAGTCTTGTATTTCCTCGTACCCTTATTACTCCTTGTATGTGTTGGACCTGTGGAAATGATATTATCTTCTTTCCTGGTTTATAGACTTTAGGAGCCTCATCTATAAGATAATCATCTGAATAACTCAGATATGAAAAGGTCATATTATCCTATGAATACGTCGCCTGAAAATTCAAACTTTGTTAGTAATGGCTCTCTACTATCTAGTTTAGGAGTCCAATAAACAAAGACCTCTTTTACCTCATTTGCCTTTAGCATATCAGGTATATCAAATCTTAACTCTGGATTTGCGTTCTCTATTTTGATATTATGAACAGGCCATTGAGTATCTGTGTTTTTCATAAACATTGTGTACTTTATAGTTTCTCCTAATGACACTCTACCTAGATCTAGGGATTCTATTACATTATCTGTTTGTTTATCTGTGTATATTCTAATCATTTTTTAACCCCTTTATGAAATTCAATATTTCCTCAGTATTCTTTCTCTTCTCTGCTCTATCTAATTCTTCTCTTAGGTTGACCATCTCTAACAGTTTTTCATTAGTATTATTGTCTTTAATGGAAGTGTTTTCTGGCTCTCGTATATCCTGTAATTGGTTAGTTGGAGTTACTGATGTGATAGGTGGTTCATCCTCCATGTCATTTTCATTGATATCTATACTAGAGTTGTTAATGAACCATTTCCTTGCTTCTGATCTCTTAATCAAGTTATCTCTAAATGATGTTGTAACATCTGTAATAGTTGCCTCTTGTTTTTGAGGTGTTTCAAAGAAGATTTGGATATCTTTTGCTTTGATGTTCTTACCTCTTGCTTTTAGAAATGGTAATACCATTTTAATCTTAATTTGGTTAGCTAATCGTGCCTGAATACGCTTGACCTTTCTAGTTAGTACAGAGTCAGTAGATTCGGATGCTGCTCTTGCTGTAAAGCCTGCGTTGAAGAATTGGAGTGGGAATTTAGATCCTGGCTCTATTAAATCTCTTTGAATGTGTTCAATGTAACCTTCGAACTTACTATTACCACTTGACTCTATAACTTTAACATCAAATTCTTTATCTGTAACTATCTTTGATCCATGTTTCATCTTCTTTAATGCATCTGCTTGAGTCTTGATGAATTGTTCTCCTGCATCAGCAAAGTGGAACATTACTGTTGGATCAGCATGACCTTCAAATATCTTTGGCATGGCATCTTCCATCTTCTTCATCTGAATTAGAGGAGAATCATATACATCTCCTGTATCTGGGTTTGTATATGTAGATAATACTGAATGATGTAATCCTCTACCAAATGCCTCTCTTGATACGTTAGTTAGTTTGAATTGTGTTACCTCTCTTGGTCTTAATTTAATATCTGTATCATTAACGTGTTGTAAATAATATTTAATATCCCCGTTTTTACCTCTTACAATACTTTCTATTGTTGTAACTGCAACTTCAACATATTCTTTGTATGTTGGATCATGTTCAAAGAACATATTACCACATCCTAAGTAAGAATACAATGCATCTTCTAATTGTTCATCCCATTGTATCTCATCCCACCAATCTGTTACCATATCTGCTATACTTTCCTTCTTTGCAGTTACTCTGAGTCCTTTTCCTAATACCATTTGAATATATGTTTCATTTGATAAGTTTAATCGAGGATCTTGGTTGATTGCATTGATAGTTTCAACAAATGGTCTGTCTGGAGCCAGTTCATCTTGCCAATCTGATTGATTTACCTCACTTTTTTGATTAAATGCCTCTAATACCCTGATTGAACCCTCATATTTCTCCTTAATTGGAGTATTTCTAGGTAAAACAGGTGTATTTGATCCAGAAATGGTCTTTTTTATTGTAAATATGTCTGCCAATGCTCAAATAACAATTAAATTAAACAAAGGAAGTAAAAAGTAACTAATCGTGTTCAAAATAGACTTCATCTGAGCCATTAACACCTATACAGGTCAATCTAGTACCTGAAACTTCTAATCGTAGTCTGACTTTGAATATACCTTGAGAAGTAGGTGTTTTTCCATCTGCAAACTTGATTAGTATAGTACCATCTGATCCCAATGTTAAATTCTCTGTAGTTGAAAATACAGAATCCCCATCTTGATCTATTAATCGTAATGTTCCTGTAAAACCAGATATGTTTCTTGCTACTGCAAATCTATTATCATCATATACCGTACCTGATAGGTCATAGGTAGCACTATCTGTAAAATCTCCTTGCCCCCAAGTCTTTTGGTCCATCTTGATGTATAAAACCATATAGTTTATATATAATATGATATTATAGAAAGTATATGCTAGCAGCACATACTCCTGCTCCAATATATCCCATGATTCGTAACGAACAGCTAGATGAGTTACAAGATAATCATATATATGAAATATGTACGTGGCCTGCTTATTACTCTGATCAACAATGTATGGATTCTTTAAGGAAAAATCCAGATCCTAATGTTGTTTTGTATATTGCCTTGATGAAAGGTATTACTCCTATTGTTACTGTTGGAGATCATAAGGCTTTTGTTGCAGATTTTAGTAAAC